AAAAAAAAGAGTGCGGAGTTTTTTGGCGTAATTTCTTGTGTTAGGTTTTATAAGACTATAAGGAGGAATAATTGTAAAACAATTTTCTCAACTATATAGTATCACATTTTTCACTTGCAATCCTTGCAATTTGTGCAATCCTTGCAATTTGTGCAATATTTTTGAAATTCTTTCAATGCTTCCTTATGCATTCGGTTTCTAGCTGTCTCTCTATTTGTATGAAGGAGCTTGCCTATCTGTCCCCACGTCTCGCCGTAAAGATAACGATTACGTATCAATAAGGAATATTCAACGGTAGGCATTTTATCAAGAACTGTATTGATCATGTCCACATACTCATATCGTTTATTGATGAGTTTCTTTAATTTCTCAATCCTATCTTCGAGCTTAATCACTCTATCCACTATGCCAGATGGAGTTCCACCTTCTACCTTTGGAGCGCTGTAATCAGTCGCTCTGAGTCCGTCGCATTCTTCACGCAATTTCTTTATTTCGTCTTGTAAACAGTCGATTTCACGACCAATCCTTTTCATTTCTTGTAATATATTTGTCATCTCCAACCTATCACCACCGTTCACGGTTCAAACACGCTATCTCGTTTAAATTTTAGTATATATTGCTCGATTTCATGAGTTTTAGATGATTAACCTATCGCACACAAAACCGAGCCTATACGCCACATTAGAACGGGATTTCCTCGTGTGAGGTCACCATACTGTCAAAATTTCCCGTTGATGCTTGCGCTCCTGGTGTTGGGTCTTGACCTGTGCAGAAGTCTACCACTACTTCCGTAACGTATCGTTTTGTGCCATCTTGCGCCTCGTAAGATCGTGTTTGCAATCTTCCTTGTACGAATACCTTTTGCCCTTTAGAAAATTGGCTCATGTATTCGCTATTCTTGCCCCATGCCACGCAATTCACAAATGCAGTAAGCTCTTTAGCTTCACCAGTTTGTCCTTTATAGGTGCTTGTTGCTGCCACTGTAAATGTAGCTACCGATGAACCACTTTGGGTATATCGCAACTCCACATCTCTAACCAAATTGCCTAGCAACTGAACATTATTCATCTTTTATTTCCTCCCAATATACTTCCACATAATCTAAATTAGGTTTCTTCACATCACGATAGATGTAATCTTTCAAGTGCCTTACGCACTTGGGGTTATCGTTTTCTAATAGACACGCTTGCACCATGCCGTCAAGTACGTACTTCTTAGCAAACGCTATATTATCGCTATCATGGCGCCCTTTCACGTGCCAACGAAACATCATGTCTACTTTGCCTTTTGGCTTAGTGCATCGAGCCATTTTACACTGCCAAGCTACTTCATTTGTCAAATCATCCTTGACTTTAGCCGCTGCATATTTGTTGCGACGTTCTTTATTGATGTACTCGTTCAAGTACACAAAGTCGCATCGAATAGTAATCATATTCATACGTCCACTCTTCACCTATTTACCACACCCATCGCAGCTAAGGTAATCTAATAAAAACAAATGCTTCATGTACTCTTTTGTATTATCAAACTCTTCCCATATATCAACATCATCTTTACAACAATTTAATACACTTACATAACGCTTTCTTTTGTCATTACATATATGTTGCAATAAAACAAACGCTCCTGCTAAGTCTGCAAGCAACTCTTGATATTCATAATGATCATTAAAGTATTCACATATGTCAGACTCTATTTTCATAAAGACTGTAGCTAATGCTATAGCATGTGCTCTTAATTCCGTTCGTATTTCTTCATTCGTTTCTATTAATTCATTTAATCCTTCAAGTACTAAGCCAGCACTATTATCTAATTCTTCTAATAATTCATCATTCATTGTTAAACTCCAGTACTTCCAAATCCACCATCGCCACGTTCAGTGGTAGATAATTCTTCTACTTCTTCAAATTCTATCTTTGGAATTTTTGCGATAATTCCTTTTGCTATTCTGTCACCTTTCCTGATGTAATCAATTTTTGAATAGATATTCTCGCAAAGTACACTTATCGTTCCTATATAATCGCTGTCAATTACCTCAATGCCATTAACCATTCGGAATCCTGCATTCTTCCCAAGACTAGCGCCTGGGAATAGTAACAAAACATGCCCCTCTGGTATTTCCATTTTAACCCCTAATTTGACGACTTTTGTCTCGTTATAATCAAACCTCACTGATTCTGCACTGTAGAGATCGAATGTTGGATATGTTGGAATTTTTCCGCTTGGATGTGTTTTTTTAATTTTTACTTTCATATATTCCTCTTTATTTACCATCAACCCATGTATATCGGTCTTTAAGCATAACTTGTTCAGTAGATTTGCTCAAAACTTTAACCATCCAATTGAACGCATCACGCAATTCATCGCTGTTATAACAAGCCTCGAATACGTCATGCAATTCCACTCTCATGGTGTTATAAATGCTAAAAAATAGATAACAGCAACCCATCAAATCAACAACAAATGTATCCCATTCATATGTATTCTCTAACCAATCCGTCGTAAATGTAACGATTGTATCGCATACACAATGCAACACCATCGCTTGCGCTTTAATCTTTTTGTGATGATGGCTGTGGTTCATGATGTATTGCATTTCACATTTCAAAAATTCAGCATGATCATGTAATTCCTTGATTGCATCGCAATTAATATTCAGTTCTTCACCATATTCCATGCTCCTACCCCTTTACATTTTCTTTGCATATTTCTTCTTAAATCCTTTAAAAACCAAATCAGAAGCCTTACATATTTGCTTATCTCTGCACGCTCTGCCTAGGTAGTGCCTATAGCGTATCCAGTGATATGTGACCCTTCTTGTGAATGCTTCGATAAGTTCTAAAGCTTCATGATTTGTAACATCCCCTACGTTCCTTCTTGGCTTTATTCGTTTCATACTTTCACCATTCCCATCCCTTAATTTCCACTTCATATACAGAAGAATTCAACCATATTTCTTCTCTCTTTTTACTTTCTTCTTTTTGTTTTATGTAACGCAATTGATCACCAAACTTTTTTAAAACTGTAATTACTTCATCTAAATAGACCTTGCTTACTACTCCATCTAAAACTAAATTTTCATAATCTCTATTTAAATCATCATCCACACATTCTCGTCGCAACGATAAAACTCCATCTTCAACAGAAACGACGTAATATAAGTATTCATTGAAATCAAACCCCATTGATATTTTAGTCTTTTTGAAGTCGTCATTTTCTAGTATGACGTTGTAAGCCTCTCCACCTACGTTCTCATCCCAACACGGCATAAATAGCACATTCATTATTATTACACCTCCTTAACAAGCCACTCCAAATATTTCATCGCCTTCTTGGCATCCTGGCATTCATCGTCTTTCTTACCAAGTCTAAATAAGTACTTCATCGCGTTACCCTTTAGCCAACCTTTAAACTCTTCTGGTTTTAGTGTAACTTTAATTACGTCCACCGATTCCACATCAAGCCCTCGTAATTTGTAATGCTTAGGGCTGTTGACTACGTCATGCTCTCGTTCTTTCATTAATCCCCCTATTTTTATAGTTCAATGAGCTTTTTAATACAGTCCAAGTACTGATGCCTTAACTCATTCTTGTCCAACAACTCGTAATAAACACTTGCAATCTGGATGGGTTCTAACACTTCTTCTTTTAAAAATGCATAATCTTTCTCCTTTTTCATTAATTTAACTAATTTAATGCGAGATCTAATGATATTAAACATAAATTCTAACTTACATTTTAGAAATTCTCTTTGCTCATCGCTTAAAGATTCACTAAACTCCTTGTAAGTGGCAATCATATTTCCTCCTTATTCCCTCGTAAACTTTGACCTTTAAAGTTAAGAACATCGCAAGTATCTCTAAGTCTGTCAAATATTCGCAAATTGTATCTTTCCTTTAATTCATCATTTCCTAAATTGGTCGTAATGATGATTGGTAGCATGCGATCATATCTATCACCTATGATGCTTTCCATTTTTTCAACCACCCAGGAGCGATTATTTCTATCTGATTCCGCTCCAAAATCATCAATGACTAGTAATGGTACAGTTCTAAGCAGCTTATCATAATTCGCAAGTTCTTTACGGTCGCTATTTAATAGGTTGAGCAGCTTATCATTAAGGCTAATGTTATTTACAAATAAACATCGTATACCTTGCTCTACCGCCTTACGCATAATCGCAATGGCAAGTGTAGTCTTTCCAGTCCCTACCGTGCCTTTTAAAATAAGCCCTCTACCATTGCTGATAGCTCTAGTTATGTCTTGCCCATATTGATATGCCTTGCGATAACTTTCTCTATCGCAATCATTAAAATTACCTTTATCGATAATCCATTCAAAGCTAATATGTTGTTGCCGTTTTTGTACTCCATATCGCCCTAATATAGGTCTTGGATCCAAATAAATTGGTTCATCATATACTGGTTTATCAAATGAATATGTTTTGCCTGCATTTGCTCGCTCTCCAAGTAAGTTAGCAATATATTCCCGTCGTTCATCGCAACTCATCTGGCTCATTAGCCCAATCGACTTCCCGACGGGCTCCATTGTTGCATCCTCCATTATTTACATCACGCTCCTTACTATTTAATATGCCTTTGACGTAATTAAGCTTACATACACCACGTTGTACCGCAATATGCATCGCTCGTTCTACCTCTTCCTCACCGTGAAAGTCTATCAATTCCTTTAATTGCTCACTAATAAAATGATTAACATCCCCAAAATGATTCATGTAAAGGAGCACGGTCTTACTTTCTTTCCTTTCTTTATTTACTTTCTTTACTTTACTTTCTTTACTTTGTCCATTTACGTTAACATTTTCATCAGAAATGTATACATTTTTGTCTGAAATGTTAGCATTGCGTATGTATTTACCGCCATTTTGAGTACACAAAGGTAACACATGCAAATTCTGAATTTTTTCTGGTCTTTCATAGAGTAAATATCGTTCATCTATTTCAACCGATTTTCTTCGCTTACATGCTTCTAAATATCGTTCCTGTATGCCCCTAGATGTCAGAATTTTGAACGAGTTAAACAATTCTTCATTGAAGAATCCTCGCTTAACCAATTCTTGCACTACGTCACTCACTAAAGAAGCGGTTACATTATCGCCGACGCTTTTCGCAAGTAAAAATGCTTCATCATCATTCCAGGTGATGTAATATCCCTGTCGATAGATGAGAGTTAGGAGCCTGATCGTTATCACGATACCTTTAGCTCCAAACCTCGCATCTACAAACTGGATTTTTGAATCTGTGAAAAAGTCAACATCCATAGAAAAGTACTGGATGCCTTTTTTCATGTAAAATCTTTCTTGTTAATTATTTGTTAAATAAGGGATCCATATATTCCCCCGTCTCTGTGTTTACGGTGCCACCATCTTCGGTAGCGATTATCGTATGTGGCTCATCTTGGTAGATGGTCATTCCATCTATATCGATGGTGTCACCTTCAAAATCAGCTTCAAGTGTTCCATCATCTTTAATGGTCATCTTGCCACCATCATTGGTAATCGCATCTACTATCGGCTGTCCTTGCATTTCGATAGATAAAATGCCGTATTTACTGATTAACCGTTTAAGCACGGTTTTAATGGCCATGCTATGGAAATCAGTTAAGCCCCATTTGTCAGTTCCTCCTTTATAGTTCTTGCTGAATTTCTTGGCATGAGCTTGCATTTCCTCAATGCTCATATACAAGTACTTTTCAAATCCATTGACCAACTTGAAGTAGGCGATGTACCCCACAATTTTATCGGAGGTTTTCTCTCCGAATTCGTATTCACCCGTAAATCTATTTTGTTTGAGGATCTCGCCCTCGTATACCTCCGCTGCGTTTATCGTCTGATATTGACCAGTACGCATGGCTAATTGGATGTAACCTTTGTAACCCATTTGGAATTGAGCCTCATCTTTATACGGGATGATGTAGGCGAATCCCAAGTTTTGATTAATTGGTAGGTCTAGTGAAGCTGCCATCGCTCCAGCAGCAATTACAGTTCTAGGATTGGCTTTGGCTAATAGTTTATTATTATTCACTACAGCTAGTAGACTGCTAATAAATCCTGGTGCTTTCTTTCCGAGCAACTCTTCAAACCGTGCCTTGATATCCTCTTGAGCCACTAGGCCTTGAATTGTTACCGCCTTTTGTGACTCTGCAGTTTTAACTGCTCCTTGTTTAATTGTTAGGCCTCCACCTGTTACACTTGCCATGTTGTGATTCCTCCTTATTATTTAATACTGAACGTTGAGCGAGTATCTTCGCCTTTTACCATGTATTGCTTATGTAATTCTGGATGATCCGCTTGGAATTGTTTTGTATTGAAACGGCTCGCACCTTTTCGCATTTTCCAAGTAACTTTAAATCCTCCAACAGTCCCCACCTCGTTTTCACCGAGTAGAGATTTTAGGATGTTTTCCGCTTCATCCTTAGCCTCTGTTGCTTCCTTAATCTTTGCCTTGGCGTTGTTATATTGATTGATGTAACTCATCGCCACATCATCAAGTTCTATTGTCTGTTCAATAGGCTTGTTATACATCATCTTGAGTGCTTCGGCGCTTGATTCGCTACCAGTAACAGCAGGAACTGTACCGCTTTCAACCATATCCCAAAATACTTTACCTTCTCGAATGATGGCTTCAATCACTTCCTCATTTCTAGGAATTTCCTTATAAATAAAGGTGTTACCACCAAGTAGGCAAGCAATCCACCAAGATGATTTACCAGTAACTGCCATATAGTGTTGGCATTGGATGTAATAGGATGTAGGGACTTCATCCCCTTCCCATTCATCTCTTTTGAAGGCATTAGCAGTCTTACATTCTAATCCAGCATCCACGCCTACAATCTCACGATCAATGTTGGCCAATAAGTAAGGATGCTCGATTGACTGTAATGTATAGTTATTGTTTCTAACTTTCCACCCTGTACGTTTTGCGAACTCCTG